CTGGAGGTCGGCTTCGTGGTCCTACTACGAAGTCGATTCTCCACCATGTTTTGGTTGGCTGTGCGCTGCAAGGCGCTCAGACACCCTCAACATTGTCATAATGTGGAACCACGGAATCTTACCCGATTGATGTACTTTATGGAGGCTACGCCCCTGTAGGTAACCTACAAGAGATTGACTTAGGAAGTCAATCACTCTTGTGGGTAGCCACAGGGAGCACTCCTTAAAGAAGAACCGAGTGTTCAGATTCTGTGATAGTGTGTCCGAGTCGTTAACTCTTAGCGGTCCATATGAGAAGCCCCTTTGATGACTAAGGACGATCTTTTGACAGATCTCCTTAAGCATCTTACCAGCATCCCTTAAGTGACGTGAACGTCCTTGAGGTGCTGCTAGTTTTAGGGCCCATGTTGAACCTAAGAGTCTACTTGACAATACCTCAACACAATCCTTTGTGTTGAGGTAACCCTCCTCCTCTAATCTTCGCTTGAGAGAAATGAGACCCCTAAAGTCACCATAAGCAACTTTAGGGATTCCAAACTCTTCGCATAGATCCTTCATGGTAAGAAAATGGTCTTTAACCTTATTGAGGGTGACTTCGATGATTTCTAAAATCTCGAAGTACTTCCCATCAGACAAGGTACAATTCCAAATCGAACCTAAGCGGGCTTTATAGGTAACAAACTCTAAAGAGAGATCATCTCTTAAGAGTACCTTTAAAGCCTTCTTATGAAGGGGAGGTACTGACTGAATTCCGGTGGGGGATTCAAACCCCCACCCGCCGAACTGTCGAGGTATGTGTACCGATATGCCCAAGAGATTCAACTCTTTGACAATCTGATAGTTCCTTAGAAGAGCCCACGTAAGGATACCCTTGCGCATGCCCTCTAAGGGACCGTTTAAGTACTGGACGGCCTTTGAGACCGTCTCACCTCGATAGAATCGCGGATTTTCGAACTTTCCATCTGGAAGATTGTTCTCATGCTCTATGAGCATCCTTAGTTTAGGAACCTCAATGTAATTGAGGTTCTTATCGTAGGGAATCTCTGTGAAGAAAGCAATTGTAGGGGACTCAAAATGAGAACCCTTCGATATACTCCCTCCACAGAGACCCATACAGGACTCATAGAGACGGAACAACTTCGCATCATGGAACATTGTGAGATTGTCGTCTCCGCAGAAAACTGCAGGAACGTCAAGATCCTCTACTTGCGAAGGTAGAGGAAGCCCCCCATGGAGAGAACCCTGCGAATAGTACATAGTCTGAGCCATAGCGAGTGCAAACTCGTTAATGATCTCAAGAAATGCCCAATTCGCAGGGTTCCCCATCGGGGTCCCACGATAACCGACGAATTCAGTCTTGTCAGGTAGAATGTAACTTTGAGGGCAAAACACAAACCCTATGAGGTGGTTTAGATATCGGTACTGAGGGAACTCCTTTACGAAGTTCCCAAAGAACCTCCTCGTGAGGGTCTCTACCAACGACCTTGCAAATGTATCTGTTGCACTTGTAAGGTCGGTGGAAAGAAACCTAACACCACGAGGATCTTTCGAGATCCTAGACCACCACGTAGGGTGTGCCTGTTTCCAGGCTCCAAGGGATTTATAGCCGTACTTCTTGCAGAGGATGAGACAGAAATCATCCTCTTCAAGAAACTTGTAAATTACCGTCCTTAAGAGTTGGAGTGCGGTGGTAACCACAGCTGGTGCTGTGGTAACCACTCTACACTTCCAACCCCTCTCAAGGATGGTAACTACTTTAGATTTGTAGAGCGGCACGTCTCCTTTTGGAGGTTCCGCCCGGTCCAAGATCTCTGAGATGCGTTCATGAGGGTTATGTAAAACCCACGCGAACTCCTCAGGATCTCCCGGGAGGAACCCTTCCAAACGAAGACGGTAGAATAAGAAACTCAGTCCCCAATCCTTCAGAGAATAAACATTATCTGAAGGGTTTACAACTGAGGTCTTACTCCACGCAGTGCCTCTACGAATCTGCTCGGCTATGTCATCTCGCGCAATGAAAGACTCGAAGAGTCTCGAGAACCAAACTGACTTACCGCCCTCTTTGAGTGTACACTCAAAGGAGGCTGAAGGGGTCAAAGTGATCTCGGGAACAGCTCTTCGAGAGAAGAACCTTGAGTACCACCGGTCCATGAACGCATCAGCGTGACCCTCTAAAGAAAATTCAAATTCTTTAGAGGTCAAGGACTGGAAATTCTCCAGGGTCTTCTTGACTTTGTGCGGGGTGGGTTTTGGCAGAGAACGCTTCCAACTTCGGATGAGGAATAACAATTCCTTCGAGTCCTGTTCCTCTGGGATAGAATCCCAGAGGAACCAGAACTTGAGGATTCGGTTCTTCCCCACCAGAGATGGACGCACCTCGGGTTCGTCGAGTGAAGACTCGACGGCATACCACGCTACCCAATCGCAGAGGGATTTGACACAGTCAATTACCTCTTCGATACCGTCAGCATGGTAAACCCGCAGGAGCCAACCATAGATCCTCGAAATTCTTTGAAAGAGTCTCGAGGATCTCTGGTTAATAGGCGTCTCAATAGCCCATGGGTAGATCGCTGAGATCAACACCATGTAACCGTCCCACACACCTTGGAGTCTGGACAGATCCTGACGCACCAGGCGGGCTTGAGTATTACTCAAGCCCCCTGGAGGCGCTAGGATCTTAGCCCTCAGAGTCACTAGACTCTGGATGGAACACACTTTTCCACACCCAGACGGAAGTCGCAAGGACCTCTCGCTGAGGGGGCCTGAAAGCTTCTTAGAGGACAGCAACCATAAAGGTAACTTTAGGGTTCGCTCTTCTTTGGCC